GAAGGAATGAAAGAATGGATTGGAGATACTCAATATGCTCTTGATTATTTTAATCCAGATGAATGGGCTGAAACAATTGAAAAGTTAGATGATGTCGAAACATATGCTACTGCTTCTACACGCGCATATGAACAGACGTATGGAATGAATGTTTTCAGTGATTTCAATGATATGGAACGAAAGATGCAGGAATATGCAATTCAGTTTGCAGTAACTATTGAGAAACCGAAGGGGATGGTTGGACCGGTTGCTCCTTACACTCAGCAACTAAAGTTTGTTCCTCCCGCGCGGGGTAGTGGGATGCCTTTCCGCGGAGGTCGTTTTGCGGTGCGTAGGTAAGAATGTCTGCTANAATACGTCCCTTACGTATTCGTTCACGTGTTTCTTCATCATGACCATCATCTACTTTTGGTGGAGGAGGAATATGTTTATTTCCNGAAATAACTGGAACAGGTGTTAATGATGTAATTGCCATAACTACATCATTATCATTATCTAAAAGCGCTTTTTCTGCAGTTGGTTGATCCACTGCCGCAAATGCCATAACTTGCTCGACTTTGTTGTTCATATTTTATGTATAATACATAAAGCACGAAAATGAAATTTATAGATAGTTTGTGCCCCCCTGCTCTTCTCTATGCTTTATTTCTTGCCATTCAACTTGGTTTAGATTTAGCAGATTTTGCCTTCATTACTGCCGGAACTAAACTCATTTTCGGTGTTGCTACCGTTTACATCCTTGACTTACTCTGCCGTCTCAATCTTGGTATAGTCGCATGGTTCTTTATTGCTGCACCTTTCATTATTACTGCTCTCGGAACATCCATTGCCATGGGTCTTGAATTAGATCGTGTAATGATGGAAGGTTTTACGCATTAGACGTTTCATATATACAAACATGTCTGAAGTAAATGGTATCGAAGCAGATCTTGATCGTTTTGCCTGGATGGTTGGTAATTGGATTTTTCGTAGTTACGTTCTTCTTTGCAGAGCTGTGGATAATTGCATCTACGGACGATCAACACGCTACGAGAGCGTTACGTGGTCATCCTATGATAACGAAGGACGATCACAATTTGGTGAATACTATCACGAATTAGATATTGATAGTTCTAATTATGTTATGTTACATCAAGTCGTTCGTTCTCTTGGATCTCATATTGAATATAAATACGCAGTTCATTTCTCAAATGAATGGCGTCGTCCATACACTTTACGCGATCTCTTTCACAGTCCACCTCCTCCTTGGTTATTGATTGGTTACGGAAGTCCAGATAATTTAAATGATTGTACTGACTTCTTTAACTGTCTCATAGCCTACGATAATAAGATTACACCTAAACTTTTATCGTTTATGAAACAACTTCCAGAAGACACAAAATGGTATTACATGAATCCTAAAACGTTTGAACTCTCTGAATTTCCATCCGATGGTATTGTAATTGAGGATGATGTTCCAGAACCAGAACCAGAAGAAGAAATCAAACACGAACTCGAACCTGAAAAAGTTGATTGAACATCCGAATCACGGTTCCGTTGTTTGGAAGTATCTAGAACTTGAAAAGAAGTTATGGTCTTCTAATTTCTTAGAATACGCGATGACTTATTCTACCATTCTTATTCAACCTATTTATCAAGTATTTTTCTGGGTGTGCTTTCTTGGATTTCCAAGTTTATATACTTATTTTGGTGGAAAGGTAGATCTATCATTTACCAATGTAGCATGGTATTTAGCATCTACTATACATGTATTTATATCTGCAATATTTCGTTGGAGCGAGGTTATAGAGCACTACAATCTCGGCACAACCATTCTTGTATGGAAAATTCTTACTCATGGATTAGCAGTTCCTTTAATTGAAATAAATTCAAAGGATCCTAATCATCAATACTTCAAATATGCAGCAGGTGCTTTACTGCTTCAAAACCTCGGATAAGTTTCCTCCGAACATTCCCTGGAAACTCTTGACTAATTCTGCTCCTTGTTTGACTTGTGGTCCAAGAGACGAAAGAGTTTCCATTAATTGCTGTTGAGTTTCCATCAACTCTTTTGTATCATCTCTCATTTGTAAAACCTGTTCTGGATTTAACTTTTGGAAAGCATGTAATATGGTTGTTCCTGCATCAATGTGGGCATCCATATTGTTATCCTCGGCCTTATCACCTTTTGATGAAGAGTGTGGTTTTGGTTCAGATTCATCCTTCTTTTTGTCTTCAGATTCATTTGGATTTTCGTATCCTTCCTTCAATGCCTGACCTGAAATTAATACAACTGCTGCTACAGTAGCAATACCAAGAGTCACTGCTAAAGTAAGAGGCATACGAACTCCGTATCCAATAACAATCGTGATTAAGAGAAGCCATACTGCTAAGTATCCTACACGACGTTGGACGAGGAATACGATGGTTATCAATAAAAGAAATGCTGCAATAGCAGTATCTACGTTCGCCTTCATTAATTCACTCAAAGATATTAAACATATGTTACAGGACTTCCAACTGGAACAGTGTCGGCAGTTCCAGCTACACCGCTTCCGTTAAATGTATAACCTGTGCGTGGTTGTTGGAGAGCAACAGTAGAACCGTTGTTGACTACAGTATTAGAACCTCCGCGAATCTTGCGATGACGTCCTTTTGATTTTTTAGAATGTTTATGACGGCGACGGCGACCTCCTAATGTATTGTTTCCACCACGGTTTTCAAAACCTGGTCCACAGTCGCTACCCATATTAGAGTTCCAGAGAGCATTACCAGCATTGGCACCTCCAGGGTTAGAAAGAACGGAACCGCCGAAGCCGTATCCTCCTCCCTTTTTAATAGTTAATTTACGGTGACGGCGTCCTGCTATTTTTTTAGTGTGTTTGCGGGCCATTTGTATTTGAAAGAGATTCTATTATGGGCGTCCATGTTCCATCTTCATTCTGAACGCATTCTAATGTAAATACCTTACCTAGAGTTCTTAACTTTTTAGATAATTCAATTGTTCTCACACGCAAATAACCTACATCTGCTACTTTATATACATCAGGTATATCCGTAGCCACAATTTCGTATTGTAAGTTTTCGGTTTTCTTACATTCCGCAAAAACTCCTTTTTCGTTTTGGAAGTTATTGTAATATTCGTATCCTCGTATATCTTTCACATTTTCACGAAGATCAATCCTTCTCGTTTCAAATTGAGAAGGCGTATACAGTTCAAAGATAGATTTCAAGATTACCTGTCTTTCACTGAANGTTTTAGTAGAAAACAAATGAGTTCCATTTAACATCCACGCATCTGCAAGGTACACATGCGAAGGTGTGTATTCAACACGCAAAATAGTATCCTCAAAGCATCGTTCATCCCATACAACACGGACAACTTGTGGTGTAGGATTTTCTTTTCGTGGAACCCAAAGTGCNACAGGATTTGATTGTTCATCACGAGTGAGACACAACCANCCNGGNATTCCACCTCCTTGTGGAGCTTTTACCGCATAGGGACCAACGTTTCCCTGACGAGTAAGACGAACCGCAGGATCCCACTTATAAATAGTCTTTAACCTATTCATTACCTATTATAGCGGATAATGTTAAAATCATTGTTGGGTTTCACTTTTCTGACCTGTGAATCCTACGGTTCCTGTATTTCGTGTTTCTAATGGTGCAGGTGGTCCTTTTGGTTCAGGTTTACTGGTCTGGACAATAGGTGGAGGAATGTCGTAAGTTGGGACGGTCAATTTTTGTGGAGGAGGTTCNNNNACNACAGGAGCNGGAGGAATGATAGGCGCCGAGACTACTTCGGGAACAATAGGTAAGGTAGGAGTTCGGTCTACATACACAATCTTTGGTTTAGGCGGTTGTATCATTCGCGATACCCAAAACACACCAATATGAAGAACCACGATGACTATGATTGTAGAAAATGCCAAGTAGACAATGTCGGAGATTTCCATGTTATTCTATAGAAAGTTTTGTAAGACCTAAAATTAAACATGAGCTCCACTGAAGAAGTCCCTGTTCCCGTCCCTGCACCCGTCGATGCCGTTGAAACTGCGGTTAAAACTGTCGCCGCTGCCCTCCCAGACTTTACTGATAAGTCTCAACTCGTTCAGTTCGTTATGAAGACCGTTGCTGAAGTCGAAACTGATCTTAAATTATCTGATGAAGAAAAAGCCCAAAAGGTTGTTTCTCTCGTTCGTCAAGCAATTAGTTCTTCTGGTTTATCTGATGATAAAAAATCAGAATTATTGATTTGGTCTAATATGGCACTTCCTTACCTCATCGAAGCAATCGGAATTGTCAAAACTGAAATTTTGAAAGTCGAAGCAGTTGTCTGTGCTGATGTCCAAAAATGCTGTCCATCTATTGCTTCTCTTTTTAAATCGGCGTAAACAATTGATCATTTTCTGAAAAAGATCCGTTAGGGTATATTTTAACTGCAACTTCTTCAGAGTAATCTATTCTAGATAAAACATTTGGAAAAGGTTGTTGCTGAATTTTTACAACTCCGTCTTGATCTGTAGGTGAAACTGTTCTACAAGTCTTTTCGTGTAGATTTAAACACTGAAATCCACACCAAAGGAATGTTGTCTTATAAACTTTAGTTGGTTTAGGACAATTTGCAGGATTCAAATACGATAAGCGATACATTATATAAATAGTGTATCATCACTCTAAATATACAT